CAAGGTTCGGCAAGCGTACATCGCAGCGAAAGGTTCACGACTGTGGGCTTGGATGACGTCCAAATCAGGACTGTCATGGATCCTTGCCGCTGCAGTTAGTGCGACCATTATCCTCTACTTCATCCGTCGGATGCGAGCTAAGGCTCAGAAGCTTCGCGAGGAGCGGAAAGAGTCGAAAGGGGAGTGGAAGCAAGTGGACAAGTATGTGCAATTCACGGATTACGTCCTAAATCTGCTCAACATTCTAGCGGGTGTTGTAGCGATTTTCACTCTTGGGGTGGACCTCGGTCTGAGGAAAGTGGCGATGATTCGTTGGATTCGTGACAGCTGGCGAGCGACCATGGGCAATGGAACGCCAGGGGTTCGCGATGCAAAGAACGAAGAAGTCTTGTCCAAAGTAGGACATGCGAAGAAGATGCTCGCTGATGCCAAAGCCGGTTTGGCTAGGTGTCAAGAGGTCTACGACAAGTCGGAGAAAACCATGGACCAGATGACCGCGTTTGGTCAGGAATCCCAGAAATGGCGCCACTTGATTGTGACCCAGGAACGGGAACTCTCTGAAGCGCTCGGCAAACTCAGTGAATTCGCGGATAAACCCGAGGAGGAGGACCTCCTCCCGGAGAATCTTGCGGGACCTGAGGAATCCGTTGCTATGTCGACAGGCCAGCTCTGGAAAGAGTTTGGCATTCCAATGGTAGTTATGGCCGCCTTCACAGGTATGGTGGTCTATGGTCTGTATCTCTGGTACAGTTCGTACGAAACAGAGAAGAAGGAGGAGAAGCTCGTCTCGGAGAAGCAACCCGACCTCGTTTTGAAGCCGGAGAATCCTGAGGCGAAGGCAAACCGTCATAATCCTAGTCCTACAGACGCAGGGGCCGCCGATTGGTTCGACAAAGAAGCGGAGAGAAAACGAACGCAGAGGGAGTTTGACCATTGGCTGGAAACGGCCTATGGTAAGGAACGCGGTGAAACCAAGAAGATACTCGACGAGTTGTGCGTGACTTCGCGCAGCACGAACGAGCTTTTGAACTCGCAAGGGCAGGTCTATCACAGGATCAGCACTGAAGTAGCGGACCTCCGCGAAGAAGTGCGTCGCAACGAGCGGGCTTGGGACAAGTTCATGGGACGTATTACCGAGAAGATTGAGTGCATGTCCCTACCAGCGGAGAAGCAGGAGGCGACATCTGCGGCCAGCGTGCGCAAGTGCGCGGACTGTGGGCGCCAAATCAAGGGCGACTGGACGCGATGCTCGACGTGTGCAGACAAGGTGCGCGCCGAGAGGAAGCTGGAAAAGAAGAAGCGTCAGGCTGAGAAAGCCAAGGAGAAGGGGAAAGAGGCGGCTGCGGTCCCCGAGAAACAGGAGTCGATCCAGACCAATTCGCAGATGATCACGCCAAAGCACATCAATGCTCTGGTGAAGATGATCGGCAAGGCTCAGGATGGCAAGCAGCACATGAAGAACGGCGTGGTCGTTCGTGGCAACCTCATCACGGTGGCACACGGGCCGATCAACGAGGTCAACATTTCGTCGACCTTTACTCATCGCCAGGAAGCCCGCGAGCGTCTCAAGGTCAATGAGACGCAGGACCTTGCAATCTACTCGTGTCCAAGCGGATCCTTCGACAAGGTCTCAGTCCGAGCACCGGTGAAAGGCGAAGAGTGCTACATCACGTTTTACAAGAACCCGGGTGATGTAATTCACACCACCGCGCAGGGGAAGATCCTCGACATTGGGGATCAGGAGAAAGTGCACGGATCACATACGTGCAGTACTCCGAAGGACGGAGGTGCAAGCGGATCACCCATCTGGGCCACAAAGGATGGATATCTGATCGGAATCCACACAGGAGCCGCAGATCCCACAGGACCGAACAAGTTCGCCATGCTCACGAATGAGTGGGTGTGGACGGGGCAGGGATGGCCTACATCCACTGCTCGCCCGGAAAACTAGTCGTGCCCCCGTTCAATCCCAACATTCTTCGCAAGACCATACAAACTTGGCTCGAAATGGGCCATGCTGCGGTGGCTGGCAAGTTTGAGGGATTGGACGAAACAGGGGGCTTGGCTAAGTTGGTCTCGCAACCGGCCAAGGAGTTTCTGGTGGAACGGTTCTTATGCATGGGAAAATTGGTGCCCTTGGGCCGAGGAGGCAAACCAAGGAGGAAGATGGACACGGAAGTGATGCTGACAGCGATCAAAGAGAAGTGGGACATGTCGGCGTTTGAGGACTTCGACCTGGCGTACGGAGGTCTCTTCAGAGAAAATCCCTATCGTTCACTGGCTAAGTACGATTCTTTACAGAAATTTGGGGATGAGGAGGCTATGCGCATCGCGCAACGCTGGTGTTTGGAGGATGAGGCGCCATTTCTCACTGGGGTGGGCGTTTCGACGCATGAATGGGCTGTAAGTCAACTCGACAGGTCCAAGAGTGTGGGCGCGCCATTCAATCGTGTGTACACAACAACCGGAGCGTTCGTGGACGAAAATCCCGAGCACATGGAAGATCTCTGGAATCGGATGAGGAAGCCTGAGGACTCGGAATACGCGTTCTTGTGGGCGAACACTGAGAAGGAGGAGATGCGTGCAAAGGAGAAGCTAGAGGAACGGAAGGTTCGCACCTTTGTGGCCAGCTCGAAAGAAATGGTCTACTTTTATCTGCGCCTGTTTGGCAGGCAGAGTGAGAGATGGTGCGACTACTGCGAAACGCTGAATCACGGCATTGGCTTCAACAAGTGGGGAGGTGGTTGGGATCGTCTAATCACCAAACTGCGCAAGCACCCCAATTGCTTCGGTGCAGATGTGGACGCGCGTGATGGTCACTGTTACTTTTCGGAAGTGATCCATATGTCGGAGATGGACTGGCACTTTTTGCCAAGTGAGGAGCAAACCCTTGAACATCGCGAGCGGTTTATGTCGGTTCTTCGGAATCGCGCTTTTTCCCTCGTGGTGGATCCTGAAGGCTTTGTGTGGTGCATTGTGGGGGGTAACAAGAGTGGAGATCCGGCCACGATCAAAATCAACACACGCATTACGAAGAAAGAACTGTATTACGCCTGGATTCGCCAGTTCGGCGATACACGGGAGAAATTCCGTAAGAACGTCGAGTTCGACGTCACGGGCGATGATGTGATCTTCAGCGTGTCGGATCAGGTGGTGACAGAGTTCAACCTAGTCTCGATCAGGGACCGGCTGAAAGCCGAATTAGGAGTGGACTGGTCAACGGATGCGCCCTTCCCTCGTGAAGCGCAACACGTGCCGTACTTAGGTTCTTGGAGCAAACTGGTGAGCGGGATGTGGGTCCCAGTTCCAACAAGTCGAAAGATGATAGCGTCCTGGCTGAAGGGCACAAAGCGAGACAATCCAGCAATGAGTTTGATTCGCTCTTGGGCTATGTACCGGGAGGCGTATTGGGACGAAGAAGCCCGCAACATGATCCGCAAACACATCGACAGGCTCCTGGCCGAATATGGCAAGGCTTTGAAGGATGAAGAGGACTGGCGAATTGCATTGACTGCCTGCAGCACGGATAGTGAAATTGAAGTGCTGTGGGGGACGCGAAAGAGTGGGGCGCTTGGCTCAAAGATCGGACACCCCATAAAAGAGCGACCAGAGTCGAAACAATTGAGCGCCCAAATGGTGAAAGTAGCCAAGGGAAAGAAGGAAAAGCAGGCGGTCAATCAGGCTGCCAAAGCTTTGGAGAAGAAAGTCGAGAAAAAGGTCGAGAAAAAGGTCGAACAAGCGAAGACGAGTGGCGGCGCAAAAGGAGGTGGGAAGAAACATCCTACTTCTGCTACTGCTGCGGGGCTCCCAGCTCCGAAGAAGAGTGTGGCCGTCGTTGCTCCACTTGCCGTGGCCGAGTCATCTCGATCTTACTTCAAAGTCCGGAATATCAACAATGGCAAGTACGCTGGGGGAATCCACGTGACTGGGAGAGACTACTGGGCGAGCGTTACACTCCAAACCACCGACTCGAAAGGGGCGGCGATTTACAACAGTCCGGTCAATCCGACCGCACTGCTCGGGAGCCGGATTTCGGATCTCGCAGGGTTATACGAGAAATTTCGCTTCAACAAGTTCGACATCATATGTCAACCCAGCACGAACGCGACAGTTAACGGGGCTTACGGGCTTACGTACGACGCGGACCCTAGTGCTGCAACGCCCTCGACCGGAGATGAGGGAGTGCGTGCTTTCTTCTCACACATGGGCACAGTGACGAGTAGCGTCTGGCAAGGTGCCACGATGAAGTGCAAGGTGGAAGAGCCGATGACAGACCTCTTTATTGAGGCGGCTGGAGGTGACGAAAGACTAACCGATCAGGGACAAATCTACCTCTGGGTGCTGAATCCAGTGTCATCGAACTCGGCTCTGAATTTGGAGGTGGAGTATGATCTGGTTCTATGGATACCGCACAGAAGCGA